GCTTCTTCCTCAGAAAGTGATTCAAGAAAATCAATAAAAATCTTTTCTCGTTTTAACATCGGCATATCCGGCGTTTTTTCTTTTAAAAAATAATTAAACTTTTTATAATCTGAGCCTAATCTTGTGTACCCGTAATTCTCAGGTAAATTTTGTGGCTGATATGGTGGATGACCTTCTGGAAGATCTAGTTTCCAGTTTTTGTTGAATCCCAACATAAAAAACAATTTTATTGCTGGATAAGCTGCAGTTATCTTTTTGATTGCATCTCCGCGTTTTGCCGGTTTTAAATCTGAGATGTGTTGAAATATTTCGTGAACCGTCATTCTACTTAAATCCATAGACATAATTAAAATTCCTGTAGGTGTTCCATAAGATGCTTCATCTTGTTTTTTATAAAATAGTTAAACAATTTTTCGCGACCACGTTTCGGTGCCGTTTCGAATCCGTCAACAATTTGTTCTTGAAGATCTTCTGGTATTTTAGCCAAATCAATTAACATTTGATTGCGATTATAATTCCGCAACATTTCTGTACTACAAAACTCTTCTGGAGTTTGTGTTACCCATGTATTTAGTTTCTTAGAACTTATGGGTTTTTGCCGACTATCAGTAACAAATGTATCATCCGAAGATAGAATGTTTGGTATGCCGTCGCCTCGATCACCTCTAATAATGTGTTCGCACAAAAACGAATGTGGATTAACATCTGGTTTGATAAATTTCTTGGCTATAGGACTGTACTGATCAATATTCACAAACTTCTGTAATTGCATAAAATCTTTATCGCTTGACAAAATTAATATTTTTTCTGTCGTTTCATTTTTTAAGAAGACTCCATGTCTGTGACAAAGTGTTCCAATAATATCGTCAGCTTCTGCGCCGTCGATTTGCACAACCGAATAGGGAAAGAATTCTTTAATCTCATCTTTGATCTTATGTAACGTGTCGAAGATCATTGCCCAGTCATATGGTGATGCGGATCGCTCTTTTCTGCGGCTTGCTTTGTAGTATGGAAACACTTTCTTGCGCCAATACTTCTTATCGTCAGCGCAGATCACCATCCTACCATAATCTTTGGCAAATTTTACGTTATATGACCTCAAAGCATTTGCTACCATGTGTCTTACAACATTCTCATCAACACGTTTGCTGATATCGGGTTGCATCATTAAGTTAGATATCATCACTTGATTTAGATCAACTAAAATCATTATGTATTACTCTTATAAAATTTTCAGTACTATTGTATCACAATTAAACCGGCCTGTCAAGGCTATCTCTTTTGTTGTCAACTCGGGTAAGATCTTTTTCATTTTAATCTTGCCTGCAGACAACAACTCAGGAATTACAACCTCCGGTTTTCTAAGTTTTTTGCCGACGGAAGTTTTTTCATCAATGTTTTTTAATGTAGTCCCTTTGAATGTCAGACCTTTGGCATTGTCAGTATTATACACACCAAGCAACTTTGTTTTGGTATTGTACACCCACACTTGAGACGCACCAACAACTTTTTCTATAGGTTGTCCAATTACGTCACCAAAGCTTTTAAGATACTTTACATTCGAGACGATTTGTGTCAAAGGTTTTTCTTTGACTCGTCTTTTTCGTTTGACGGGTTTATTTTCTATAGCAACTTTGTTTGCTGCAGATACAATACTGTCATACAATTCAGACAATTTCCTAAGTTCGGGCTTACGGAGATGACCATAAGCTTCTTTCATCTGTTCATCAGAACCGGATAAAGCTTCGGATATTTCACGAGACGACACCACAAACATTTCACAAATTCTAGATAGAACAACAGAACTCAGATTTTTGGTTTTGAAGTACTTTTCCATATCATATTTTTTGGAATACCCCGAAGATCGGAAGTCATCAATTATACCTTCGATTTCTCCAGCTTCTTCACGAGCCCGTTCGAGGATCCGTTCCTGCACAGAAACTCTTTGTGGTGTATCTTTTTTATCCACATCCTCAGCCCGACGACCGTTGTAGGATAATAATTTTTCATACGACTGTAGGAAAAAATCCTCGGTAGATTCATCAGGTGACATGCCAACCGACATCATCCGAGCAACCCAACCAACTTGCGGAAGTATTTTCGATTCTGGTACGGATTTGATTTTTTCGATTTCGGAAGAATCTTTTTTCTTCTCTTTACAATAAGAGATTATAAAATCCTTAGCTTCTTTCTGACCATAACAATAATTATAGTAATTTAGTGCGTCTATCAATTTTGATTGTGTGAATTCATCGACCCAGAGAGGTTCCGAACCCATACCTAAAACTTGATTGGATCTCAGTCTTTTTGCCATACATCACCTATAAATGTCAATATGAGCGTCTTAGTAAACGCTCACTTGGGTACGTAACCTAACGAATTCGCCAGGCTGCTGATCCATAACAACTGTATTCGACACTCCATCAAACTCATAGGTTACACTATAACCTGTGATTTCAGTACGGGTTTCTGGTCGACTCTCAATCTGACACTGTTGTTCTTCGACATGCACTATGTGTTCTCGACGGCCGACCTCAACCTGAACAGTTTTGTTTCGCTGTGTATATGCACCCAAAAGCGCACCCACAGCAGCGGCCTCGTTCCTGTGGTCACCCTTAGTGATACCTCGGGTGATTGCACCACCCACCAAGGCACCCATAATAGGCGCTGCCACAGACCGTCTGGTCTCATATACGGGTTCATACGTCACTTTAGGGACAATGACATTCCGACACACTCTTTGTTGAACATATGTCTGATATTCAGACTCAATTGGGACAACTTTAGTCACTTTACCTAGAACAGCTTCAGGAATCGCAACTGGCGTAGTTGCCGCAGCGGATTCTGCTGATATTAATACCGAACTGAGGATAATTGCAGCGGTAATTGTCTTTTTCATGATTTCTCCATTGGTTCTCTTAGTTACAAAGTACATATTACGCGATTTTACCAAAAATGTCAACACTTTTTTGTATGAATTTCAGGAATACATTATATTCCTGATTTTCACGAATTTTCATCAATTTGTTGCCTTTTTTCCAGTCTTAGGACGACTTCTTCAGCTGGCATCCAAATATCCTTGCTATTTATCATTGAGGAAATTTCATTATCAGTTAGAAAGTTTTTGTAGATATCCTTCAGCAAATTCTCAGACCACAACTTTTCAGCTTGGATCTGATCGTACATTTCACCACCCTTACCAAATGTTCCACCGAGATAATTGTGAAACATAAACAACGAATGGTCAGCAACTTCGTGAGCATCAGCCGTCAAAAATATCATAGTCGCAGCTGACATACAATCACCCTCGACCGAACAAACGATCTCAGCTTTACATTCTTTCATACATCTAATGAATTGTATTGCGGTTCGAACTTGACCACCTTCAGAATTCATATGGATGATCACAACATCATTTTGAGAAAGCGACCGCAACAACTCAAAGGTTTCGATATAATTTTCGGGGGATCCAATTTCGCCGGAAATATATATCCGATGCAAGAACCCAAGGGCTATTCCTTTTTCTATTAATGATGTGTTATTGTTCGATGTCATTATTAGTCTCCATACTCACGCCATATTTACAAATGTAATACGCATCGATAATGTCGGATGACGGATTCCATTGTTTCTCTGTCATATTCAATTCATACTTTAAATCTATAGATGATTCACTTTCGAACTGTTGTTGCAAATCTTCTTTACCAGAATTACCTTTACCTGTGGCAAATTTCTTTATTGTTGTTGGAGCTATGATATCAAATTCTATACCAAAATTCCACATTCGATATTTCAACACGCCAGTATTTTCGGCAATGTTGAACACCCGACCTTTTGATCCCATCGAGTATCCTTCAATGTATGCTTTGGTTACATTATTGTCCAACATCGTGTCTAGAAAATATGATGATATTCTATCGTACCTTTGCATCTCATTAGAATATTCGAGGTAATCACCGACAACATTCTTAAACGACATTTCGTATTTTTTGATTTTTGTAAGATACCTGAAATTGCAAGTATCAAAATTCATGTTTTCGATATTTCCAGAATATATGCATATAGCTGGAGATGTCATCGAGTAGTCTATACCTGCGATAGACATTTAAATTTCTTCGTCAGAACTTTCAAATGACGACTCCCACAAATCTCCCCATCGGCCATCATCGTCGAAAGTTGAGACTACATCGTCAATAGGTTTCAATAAGTGTTCGTCGATTTCAGTTGAACAGTAAGGGCAAAACCTCGGTTGTTCTTCAGTGTCGGCAGAATCCAACAGATAACCAGTATTACAATCCTCACAAAATATTTTAAACATTGTCATAATTTTTTTCCTCCTTAAGAAGCATCACCCCAGACATCGTCCCATTTGCCAACCATTGCACCCTTGGCATAATCCGTACTTCTGTTTTCAAAAAAGTTTGTATGCGTTGGCGCATTAATCATAGACTCTACCCACGGTAGTGGATTCCTTTTAACTTTAAATACACCCTTTAACCCAAGTGAAATTAATCTACGATCAGCAATATATCTGATGTATTTTTTAACTTCTTCGGATGTCAAACCTTCCATAGGGCCCATAGCGAATGTAAGATCGATAAATTTGTCTTCCAGTTCTACCATTTTTTCGGCGATGGAATAGATACGACTTTTTAAATCGTCGTTCCAAATCTCTCGATTCTCTTCGATGTATGTTCTAAACAGCTTGATCATAGACTCAGCGTGCATTGTCTCGTCAACAATCGACCAAGTAATGATCTGTCCCATCCCACGCATCTTGCCATGACGGGGGAAGTTCAATAACATAATGAATGAACTGAACAACTGCATCCCTTCTGTGAACGCAGAAAATACTGCGATATGTGTGGCGGTAGACGCTCTATCACCGTTCTTCGAAGATATCTGAAGCACATAATCGTGCTTTTCTTTCATTTCCTGATACTCAAGAAATTCTGAATATGTAGATTCGGGCATACCAATAGTTTCGATAAGATGCGAGTATGCTGCAATATGCAGCGCCTCACGAGCAGCAAACCCCATAAGCATCATTCGAACTTCTGGATGTGGAAAATACGGCAAATAATTTTTTACGTATCCACCAGCAACATCAATGTCACCTTGCGTAAAAAATCTAAAGATGTTTGTTAGGAAAAGTTTTTCTGACTCCGTCATTTTCTTTTTCCAATCTTTCACGTCTTCCAACATAGGAACTTCTGTGTGCAGCCAATGAGATTGTTCATGTTTCAACCAAGCATCATATGCCCAAGGATATTGAAAGGGCTTAAAGAAAGACCTTTCATCCGTTAGTATTAGTTCGTTAGAAATTTTCTTTGTCATTTTTTCCTTACCCTTCACACGCTAAACACAAATCACCATCGATGATGGCACTCATGTCAATTTCTTTAATAGCTTCTCTTTCTATTCTTTTTGCCACTTTATCTGCTTTACCAATCTTTTCAGAGCGACAGTAATAGAGCGTCTTTAACTTTTGTTTCCACGCCATAAAATGAACAGCGTGAATATATTTTAAATGTGCATCTGGCCTAAAAAACACATTCAAAGACTGTGCTTGGTCTATGAACTGTTGTCTATCAGATGCGTGTTGAATAATCCACCTTTGATCTATTTCCATAGACGTTTTAAATACGTCTTTATAGTAACTATCCATCCAAGTCAAATGTTGAACCGACCCATCGTTTGCAATAATAGAACTCCAAACATCTTCATACCAATTTGCCGGTTTATTTTCGGATTCTGTTTTGATAAGTTCATCTAAGAATTTATTTTTTGCCAAGAATGATCCAGACAAAGTGTCTTGTCTATAAGCATTAGCACGATAAGGTTCAATAGACGGCGAGGTGTTCCCCATAATAATAGATGACGATGCGTTAGGAGCAATAGCCATCATATGACAGAATCTTTTTCCTGTACCATTAGCGTCTGGTGCTACACCCCTTTCTTCACCCAACTCCAAATTAACTTCACCCAACTTCTTACTTATATAACTAAACATTCTATTGTTTGCGGAAACTGCCATAGCACTTTCCCACGCAATATTTTTTGACTGCAGATATGCATGAAATCCTAACGCACCAATACCAATGCTCCTCTCACGCATAGCACTATATTTGGCGCGTTTAATACCCGAATGAGCGTTGTCAATAAAATACTGAAGAACATTATCTAACATTTCCGCAACGTCACGTAAAAACTGCGGGTTCTTACTCCACGAGTCATAGTATTCTAAATTCACCGACGACAAACAACATACCGCAGTTCTATCTTTATCCGTAGGTAAAATGATTTCAGAACAAAGATTAGATTGCTTAATCGATAACCCTAAATCCTTTTGTGACTGGGGCATCGCTTCGTTAGACGTATCAATAAAATGCATGTAGGGTTCTCCCGTCAGCATTCTATTCTCAATAATTTTCTGCCACAAATACTTAGCTGATACGACCTCGCGAACTTCTGAGTTATTTGGGTCCCGCAACTCCCACGAATCGTCGAAATTAGAATCAATCATAGACTTTTCAACGAGGTTCATAAAGTCGTCTGTGATGTTGACACCGTGATGTAAATTCAATGTTCTCATATTAGGATCGCCAGTAGGCTTTCTCATTTCTAAAAACGAAATAATATCTGGGTGTGAGATGTCAAGATACGTTGCGTAACTACCTCGCCGAGTTCTACCTTGCCGGTATGCAAGACAACTTGCGTCGTATGTTTTAAGATGTGGCATAATACCAACAGACTTTTCATCCGAACTGCGAATGCCCACACCAATACCAACACCCCCACCGAGCATACTTAACCAGTTAACTTCGGACAAGCATTCGACCAATCCCTCCGAACTGTCATGGAGATATGGCAGAAAACACGAGATTGGTAGTCCGTTTGCACTACGGCCAAAGGATAGAATTGGCGTCGAATATGACAACCAATGTCGACTACTATAGTCGTATAACCTCTGTGCATGTTCTGTGTTACTTCCAAACGCGGATGAAACAAATGCAAATCGTTCCTGCGGAGACACTTCGCCGTCCTTCATATACGATTCTTTTAGTCTTCTAATACCCAATTCATCAAACAGCTCATCTCTACTGTAATCAATTTTAATTTCGTAATTCATCTTTTTACCTTATTCTGTTACAAAATCATTAATAAGAGGGAACACTGCTGATATAACGTGGGCGCACTCTCTTGCAATTTCCATATGTTCTTTTTGCGTTCCGTTTGCGGAACGTAGTTCTATATAGTGAACCCAACTTCTTAGTGTGCCGTTAACATACATTCTAGATACTGTGTTGCCTTCAGGAAGAACGGCTCTCGCCTGTTCTTTGGCAATGCCGTTTTCGATAGCCCACTTATATGCAATTTTGGCTTCGTGAATAACATTCCTCTGAGCCAACTCCCAACCCCTTTGAAGATCTTTGTCGTCTTTAACGTCAATAGAATTTTGTCTATTACTGAGGTCTTGAATTCTTGCTTCCCGTACAACAAATTCTAAATCCTCGGTCGGGTCAGCATAACGTTGAGAAAATTCTTGGAAACTAAAACTTCTATGTCTTAATATCTGTCTCGCTATGTCTCTAGTTGTTTCGATTTCTAAACATGCCGACACCATCTCTAACGGACTCCAGTGTTTATGTTTGACCAAATATTTTACCAATTTTTCAGAGGTATCCATATTCAGTTGATTTTCTGGATTACTAACTCTCGCACAGAAAGCAATAAGTTCTAATGGTGATGTAGATTTAATTAAGTATCCTGATGATTTACTATGACTAATTAATTTTGCTTTCATATATTTTTTATATTCTCCAATTGTTAAATTCTAAAGATAATTTTGGGCCTGAAAATGTTCTTGACGAAATTATGTCGAGAAGTTTTTCCGGTTCTATTTTTAAATTTACTACTATATCGTTTATATCTTTCTCACTGTATGATTTGGGCCAAATGCATAACGAAAACCCAGCGTCTACAGCACTCTTCATGTTCTTAACGATTTCTTTGTTTCTCGGTTCGTTGTCGTATATTAATACCAATTTGTCTTTGGGTAATACTGACGATACAATTTTTAAATTTGCGTTGCTAGATGCTACACAATTCGGTAAAAATAGACTGTCTATTGGCCCTTCGGTAACATAGATAGTCTTGTTTGTATCGACGGTTTCTAGTCCATATATCATATGGTCGTCAATATCAATTTTCAAATTCAAATATCTAAATTTTTCACCACGAATACCTCTCGCTGTTAATCCAACGAGTTTATTTTCTTTATTAAAATATGGAAGTACCAGTCGAGGTTCGTTTGTTACAATTTTATCTTCATATCCAGAGGCTAATTGTTTAAGATCTTGAACGTTTTCGACGTAGTATATCTTATTATATCTATGTCTAGGAATTTTTCTAGAATGCACATATTTCACGGCTTCATGATTTTCGTGTAAATCTTTTAAAGGCTTTAATAGTTTCTCCATCAATTTCTTGGGCGAATCGGAATCAAATTTTACTGGTTTGAAAACATATCCATGTTCTTTATGAGATTTTCTACCGCCCTCCCCAGAAGAATATCTTTCTAAACAATATTCTTTATATAAGGATTGGTCGACATCTTTAATAAGATGTCCGAGAGAACAACTAACTTGACAATTATGGCACTTGTAGAATAACGCATTCCGATTTGGGTAAATATATCCCCGAGTCTTTGTTTTATTTTTTTGACTGTCGCCGCAGATCGGACACCGAAAATTGAAGTTATATCCACCCTTGCGTTTAAATTGTTCTAAATGTATAGATAGTATACCAATATACTTTTGGTCTAGCCACATGCTCATAATATAGGGTGTTCTTGATGGTGAGTCAGTATGATACCAGACGGCCGGTCAAATGTCAAGTTATTTTCCGGTAAACATTCCTGTTTTACCATAACGAAGGAATAACATTGCGCCTGTAGATTCATCTTCTATAATGATAGGTTTGTTTGGATATTTCAATCCATACTCGCGAATAGCACATCCAACTTCATCATCACCGACACACTCTTCATACGGTCGATATTTTTTCTTGCCGAATCTGGATTTTAGATATCTCTTTGTGTCAACGACAAAAACGTCATTGTCAGCAAATTTTTTGCGACGAACTTTCAGTAATGGTTTGCCTCGGTCAATGCCCGCAATATTACCACTACCTACGTTGTTGGTGATTTCTTCTCGAACAAACAAGTTTTGATATGCATTACGATCTTTGTTTCTCAAATCTCGCATCTGCTTTCCATACACCTTTGTCATTTTGGCGTTCATGTTCTGCAACTTCTTGAACTCCAAATCTAAAGCACTTTTAGTGGCTCTCCATTTAGGATTTGATCTTGTCTCGTCAGAAGTTAAACCTACAGATGACTTGCCTCCGAATGCATCGAGTTCTGCTTTGAGTTCATCAACTTTCTTTTTCTGTGCTTTGATTTGTAGTGCGGATTTAACAAACACTTCGCCGTACTCAGCCTCAAGATTTGAGCTTTCATACAATCCATACCCTCGAATAGCACACCCAACTTCATCAATGTATTCTACAAGATTGATGTTTTCTCCTGCAAGATATGCATCTAGCCTTTCAGATAATAATTGGTCGTCATCACCAATTTCATCACCCTCTTTTATTAAAAGCAATGCTGCTGCATATGACGCAAATTTTGATTTGCCGCCAGGAATTTTTTCCAATAACTTTTTCAACTTAAGAATCATCAAGTCAAACTTGTTGAATGACTGTTGATCGGTGTTAGTAACTCGATCTTTGGAAGATTTTAAGATGTTTCCCCGCTCGTCAATAACACCAGTCTTGTATGCCGGCCAATCGCGGAAAGGTGTAGTCAACTTACGCAAAATGCGATATACGACATATAAATCTACGAGGCTTGACATTTTAAATTTTCTTCCGTAATACAGTTAATAATTCTTTGTCATAATTTACCATCATATCACAATAATCAAGATATATCAAGAAGGAATTTAAAATATCTACGTTTTCATCCTCGATCTTATATCTTAACATTTCAACTGTCGCTTTGATACCAAAAACATTGGAAAGGAATATAATATGATTTAATATTAACCTTTCCCGCAACTCTTTCCTATCTCTGTATTTATTAATTAGCCGTTTGACATATCTAATTTTTTTCAAATCGTCTAAAAATTCTAAAACCGAAACGCAGTTGGGATTGTCATAATTAGCAACTGCAAATTCATCAAAAGTATCATCATTTATTATAGCTATCATATTATACGGCTGTTAAATCCACCGATTTGATTGCGTCTACCCCAGAAGATGCGACAACCACATACAACTTGGTGTTGTCCCAAAGAATAGTTCCTACAGGGATACCAGCACTGTTTGTGTTGTCGATAGTTGCCGCTGCGCCACCTGCGGCGGTTGCAGTACTTGACAATGAAACAAAACTATTCACTACATTAAGATTGCCGGTTACTGTAGCACCAGCAGTGGCAGTAATTGTTAATGCTCCTGTCGATGCAATATCTGTAGTTCCCGCAGAACTAATATTTACCGCAGACAAAGATATCTGCGAAGACGCACCAAACATATCTTCGATTTCCAAACTCTTTGAAATTGGTGTGCCTGATGGATCATCTACTGCTAATAACAAATCCGTTCCTGTCGGATCAGTTAATGCAGTCAACGCGGTTATTTTTTTATCTGCCATTTTTATTCCTTATTATTTAAACCCAATTAAGGGAATGCTACTGCCGGGACTCGGATCACTTTGGGGGCACCGAAGTACCCCCTATTACTTATATTATGCAACAGTCAACAATACTGCGTCTGAAGTAACGTCTGTCGCACCATCAGATGACACAACAACACGGAACTGGTTAGCATCAACATAATCTGCGTCAGTGCTTACAACATCAAGCGTTGATGAAGTCGTACCACCTGCAGCAGTCGAATTAGCCCAGTTGCTACCACCATCAGTAGAAACCTGCCACTGGAATGTAATAGTAGTTGCTGGATCAACTGAAGCGGCAACAACGAATGATGCAGGATCAGGTGATGTTACACTCGCAGCAACCGGCTGTGAATCAATCGTAATAGTTCGGTCAACAGCAACTGCGTCGTCAGCTCTATCACCAGCATTTGCGGCACTAACGTCATCACTAGCAGATGACATGGGAACTAAAAGTTCCGCTTTATGTCGTACTACACTAGCGCTATCAGTGTATGTTGTATATAACCACCAACCAGCACAATTCAAACCCTTCGCGATGTTTTCTGGTTGAACAGCTTCCGTTTGGTCAATAAAAAATGCATTGGCCGCATCGGTTGCGTTTAAGTATTTTGGGATGCTTAATGTAGCATCAGTTTTTCCCCATAAAGCCATAATCGATCTCCTTTAATTTAACTATTTATAATTATTCCATCTCTGCTTTAGGACTAATTGTAATTTTTTCCTGTTTTCCACTGAGGTTCTTTGAAGATTGTTTACTTTCTTCTGAAGCTTCACTAGATTTTTTTTTCGTGACTTTATCGATAGATTTCTTGATAGCTTTTCTACGTTTGTGTAGATACTTATCAGACTTATCAACGTCACCATCATTGTCAATATCAGCATCTGCATCGCCAACCGGATCCAACTTTTTGGCTTCACCTAAATTAGCTTTTAACGCCTGTGTAATCAATTTCTTCGCCTGTCCGGTGTTTCCGTTAGTCATTTCTTTAGCAACAACTTTAATAGCTTCCGCAGAAGTTTCAGTAGATCCCATCAATTCCATCACTTTAGATAATTTTTTGGCTACAGATTCTTCTATCTGATCTAACTCCAAATCAACTTCTTCATTTGCAACTCTCAATGCTTTTTGTACAGATGAATTTTTTGACAAACCTTTTTTGATTTTTTCAATTTCTTTGACTGCACCAGTCATATTACCAGACATTTTTTTAGCAATTGCAATTGCTTGTTTTTCTAGTCTATCATTTTCGGTTAAAGTAGCTTCCTCAACTTCTTCTTTCCCTGCAGCACGTTTTCTGAAATCCGACTTGACCTCGCCTTCTGGTACGCGATGGACATCATTTAATGATGCTGGGTTTTTTAATAGTTTTCTCAAAGCCATTTTTACTTTGCCTGGGCTGTCAGAATCCATATAAAATTTTGGTAATCCTTGAATATCAACAGCGTATTTCGATTCCCCCAGCACTTTACCCATTCCACCACAGTGTTCGCAGTCTGATCCACAACCACAACCTTCAGCAGTTATTTCATTACCGCAACAACCGCACTTGGCTTCATCAAGTTCAACATCTTCTTTTACTTTGTCAGGAAGATCCTTGTGCTTGGTCTTTGCGAAATCTTTGACATCTTTCTTGCTCATGGAGTCTGCGGCTTTCTTTACTTCGGGTGAGGCATCATCCATTTCACCTTTCTGTGTAGCACGAACCATGCCAAAGAATTTCTGTTGTGATTTAGAAACTGCTTTCTCATCAAGTTCAATAGATTCTTGCACTATACGACCATTCTTTATCATGCCGTGTTTCTTTAACAACATATGAATGCCATCTCTCACATCCGTATCTAATCCAGCAATATGCTTTTTCATTAGC